CGCCGGCCATGTCCGCCGTGGCGCCCTTTGTCGGCGGCGTAGCGGCCACCGTGGCGCTTCCCGGCGGGGGTGGCCCAACGGTCCTGGTTGGGAACAACGGGCCGTCTGGGGCCTTCGTGTTGCTCGCTACGACGGCATTGTTGGCGGCGGCGGTAAGCGGCAGCAATGGAACGTTCGTGCCGGTGAATGGGCAGGTCGCGCTCGCTGTGGGTTCGAATTCATACATCGGGGCGATTGGCGCGGGCGGCGGGATGGCCTGTTTATACCTTACACAGGGGTCGTAACATGGCGTTCCTCACCGAATCGGAATGCCGCAAGGCTGCGCGTGACGGTGGCTACGGCGAGCCCACGATGGGCGCGAAGCAAGCGACCGCCGGGTATCGCGTCCATGGCTTGCACGGGATGAAGACGCCGGGCTTGGCTGGCAGCTATTGGACGAAGGCGGAAGCGATGCGCGCGGCACAGCAGGCGGCGAACGAAGAAGGCGAGTCAATCACCATCTCGACGCCCGGCAAAGCGCCATGGATAACGGTTCAACCTCGCGGGGCGAATGATGCGAACGGCGAGGAATTCAGGAGCGTGGCGCAGCGAGTAGTGAACGCGGAGAACGACTTCATTGAAGTGCTGATGAACCTCGGTGGGATCTCTCACGCGGACGCGGCCAAGGCGATGGGCACGATGCTACGCCTGAAGGTCGCCAAACTGGACCCCGGCATCGGCAGGATCAATGTGAAGAACGGCGCATACCTGGACCGGGACGTTATTCGGCGTGCGGTAACGGGCGATGCTCTCCCAGGAGGATTTATGACCACACAAACGGAAACGTGCGACCGGGCGACTCGGCTCCATGCGGCGCTGGATTGCGTGATGGACCGCATGATGGCGAAAGCGACGCGACGTGCGCAGGCGAAGGACGGGGAGATGTACAAGCTCTATTCGGCTCCCCTGCGCAGGCATCTGGAAGTGCGCGCGCCGATGCTGGAAGGATCAAGCGAAGACATCAACGATTTGAAATCCACAAACTCTTGGAAAACCACGCCGTCAGTGATTACCAATGAGAGCGGAAAGATTCTCGAATCCAACCACATCGGTGATGCTGCCACGGGCGCATCCGACCGCGCCACCCGCCTGCACCGTGCTCTGGACTGCATCATGGACAGGATGGGGCACGCGACCGATGCCGGCGGCTACGAGCTTGGCTGCGGCAACCCATCCATCCTGAAGAAGATCGCGTCCACTGGACGCAAGGTGACCAGCGAGTCGCTGCCGGAGATCAAGTCGATCCTGCGGAAGGTGTCCGCCGACTATCCGGATCTCACTTGGTGGGCGATGGAATCGGGCGGCGGGCAGGTCGTGGCGAAAGCGGCAGACGGGAAGGCCAAGGACGCGCACGAGTCTGTTGAAGGTGTCGAGTTCACGCTTGGCAACGGCGGCGTAGTGCTCTGGTCTTCGGACTGGGACAAACTCGGCGAATGGGCGCGCGCGAAAAAGAACGGTTTCAGCACTCGAAGCGGGGGATCTGGAACCTACGGGCACACCGACATCATCTATTCTGGCGGCGCGCGCGACGGATTGACGGCAGAGGACGCCGGCTTCCTGCGCAGCCTGCTCGAAGGCGCCACCGGATTGGCGCGCGCGGGCATCGGCGCCATGTCCCCGACGAATGATCGCGCTGGCCGTCTTCATCGCGCTCTCGACTGCGTGCTCGACCGCAATCTCGCCAGACAGTAGATCGTTCACCGCACCGCATCACCACTTCAAAGGGCCATAGCCTATGTCTCAGAACTTTCTCTTAGCGAAGGACGGGCGCATCTCCGACAACATCGGGGAGACGCCCGAAGGCTTCGTGATTTGTCGGCGCTGCGTACTCGGAAGATCAGGGCATCAAACCTACAACGTCGGTGAACTTCCACAGGAGGAAGCCGCCGATCTTGGAGTGGATCTCAGCGACCCGCACGCGACGGTGGATGTGTACCGACCGCCCGAAGAGGTTTTCAAAGAATCCACGCTGGCATCGGGGAATGGAAAGCCATTTGTTTGGAATCATCCGGCTGGCGAGCAGTTCGTCGATCCATCCAACGTGGCTGACCTGGAATACGGCCACGTGCAGAATCTGGAACAGGGTGACGAGCCGCTGGAGTCCGGAGACTGGCCGATCTTTGGCGACATCGTCATCAAGCGAGAGCCGATGATTTCGCGCGTCAAGGCAGGCGAACGGCCTTCACTTTCACTCGGTTACGCGTACAAACTCTTCCGAACAGGGAACCAACTGGAGCAGCACGAGATTGCCATCAACCATTTGGCGGCGGTCCCGGTAGCAAGGGCCGGCCCTGAGGCGAAGATTGGAGACGCCGCACCGGCAGTTGCGGAGCCCGTCCCAACACCACCAGAATCTGCACCACCAACAGTTTCCGATCCCACGCCAGCGGTAGAAGCATCGCGGGCAACGGATCAGAAGGCCGGGGGCGAGGCCGCTTTACCGGCGAAAGCACAATCCAACAAGGAGCATAGAAAGATGGACTTCAAGCACATTTTTGGGAGGGGGATGCTCGCGCTCGCAAGAGACGAGAAGACCACACCCGAGGAAATGGCAGAGGCGGCCAAGGCCATGCCCGAGGACGAACCCAAGGGCAAGGACGAAACGCCTCCCGCCGAACCGAAACCGAAGTTTGAACCGAAACCGAAAGCGGAGCCGGAACCCGAACCCGCGGTTGCCGACAGGCGCCGGGCCAAGGACGCCGTAGCGGACGCTCACAGGGCCAAGATGCACGCGGCTCTGGACCGGATGCTGGCGGGCAAGGACATCGAACCGAAGCCGGAAGGCGCCGTCAAACCCGAACCCGTCATGGCCGAAGACGTGGATCTCGACGAACTCCGCGAACTGCTCTCCGAATTCTTCCAGGAAGAGGAGCAGGAACCGGAGCACCAGGAAGGCGCAGAGGGCGAGCAGGTTGTTGCGGATCGCCGGGCAGTGGCGGCAGACGGCAGCTTCATCGAGCCGGGGTCAGCAGGTGGCAGGGGTGGCAGCGACGAAGCCCGCGCCATCCTGGACGCGCTGCGGCCCCATGTGGCGCGTAGCGGGGACGCTGCGGTACGTCGGGCATTCAACGGCCAACTGGCGCGCTACAGCCGAAGCGGTAAACCGGGCAAGGGCAGCTACGCGGGATTCGCCGCTGGCGCCGGCGCGCGGGCCGCGGATATCGCGCCCAACGCACAGACGGCGCAACAGGAGCGCGATGCCAAGCTCCAGCGCTACTACGACGCCCGGCTCAAGGGCGTTGCATTCACTGAGGAGGTGACAAAGTAACATGCCAGCATACAGCTTTGGCCAGGTCATTCCCGTTACGGGCACTGGCATTGGCTTTCCCGGCTCCGTAACGCGGCAGGACGGATTGCGCATCTCGAAGGCGCGCAACGTCAATTCGGCCTGCACGCTCAACCTCAACTTCGGCGACACCACGGTGGTGATCCCCGACTCGACCGGCGGGACATGGCGCTCCGTCGCGGACTACATCGCCGCGGGCGTTGCCAACATCGGCAACGTGCTGGCGAATTGGGCCGGCATCGCGCTCCGCGAAGTCAAAACCAATCTGACCTACCCTGTGGGTGTGGTTCCCGGCTCGCAGTTCCAGACCGGCTACTACGCGCCCGGCATGATCGGTGAGGTTGTGGAAGGCGGCTCCGTGGCTGTGCTGGTTCGCGCTGGCACTCCGCAGGCGAATGGCGCGGCCTATCTCCGCGTCGTGTCGAACGTCGCCGTCAGCACCGTCATCGGCGGCATCGAAGCCGCTGCGGATGTGGCTGCGACCACCACAGTGACGGCCAGCGCGGCATCGCCGACGTTGACCGTGGCCAGCGGAAGCGGCATCGCAGTTGGCCAGATCGTTACGGCCTGGGGCATCCCATCCGGGGCGTATGTCACTGTTGTTTCCGGGACCACGATCACCATCAACGTGAACACGCAGGTTGCGCTCGCGGCTGGCACGCCGATCACGTTCGCCAACACGCTCCAGATTCCCTCTGCCGTGTTCCAGACCGGCGTCATGGACAGCAACAACGTGGCCGAACTCACGCTGATGCGGAGGCAGGCCGCCTAAGCGCGCGCCAGAAAGGGAATAAGGACAAACACCATGTATAAACCCATTCGTTTCGGCTCCGGCCATCGCGCTTTCGACGGATACCCCGCCCACGCATTCGATGCGGTCGGCGCCGGTAGCTTCGCTTTCATGCAGTCCCAACTCGAATTGATCGACACCAAGATCGTCGAGCCGCTGCAATCCATCACGCACCCACGCGACATCAAAGTGAAAATCGGCGGAGGTTTTCCCGAGTTCATCACGATGTTCGCGACCAACTACGCCTCGCCTGGCGTGAACGCCCTGGGTATCCAGGGGACTAGCAATACCGAGGTTCCCATCGTCCATGCCGACATCCAGAAGGGCGTCGTGCAGGTTCACAAGTGGTCGCACGGGATTTCGATCACCTACCTGGACCTGAAGGCGATCGAAACGGCCAAGGCCAGCGGGATGCCGCCCCCGGTCTCCCTCCAGGAGATGTACGAGAAGGGACTGCTCACCATCTGGAACAAGGCGCTGGATTATGATACGTACTTCGGGTTCAACGGGCTCCCCGGCCTGATCAACAACCCGAGCGTGCCCGAAATCGTCCTACCCAACGGTGCCAGCGGCTATCCGCAGTGGTCCAAGAAGACGCCGACCGAGTGGCTGAACGATGTGAACCTGATGTGCAACACCATCATGGCGAACAGCGGCTACGACGCGGCGCAGGCCATGCCCAACCACCTGCTGCTTCCCTACACGCAGTTCGCTCTGCTCACCAACCCGATGACCGTCGGCGGCGTGGGTTGGGAGTCCGCGAAGAAGTACATCGAGACCAACTGCGTGGCGACGGCGGCCGGTTCCCCGCTAAAGATCGACCAGCTTCCGAATTCGTGGATTTCGGGTCAGGGCGCCGGCTCTCCGGCTACCGACCGCGCGGTCTGCTATCGGAACGACGAAGATTGCCTGTACCTGGGCGTGCCCACGGTAATGACGAAGGGCATGACCGTGCCCACCACCCGCAATGGCGGCTCCTACGAGGCGATCTACTACGGCTCCATGAGCCAGGTCGTCTATCGCCGGACCACCACGCAAGTCTACGCAGACGGAATTTAGGCCGTCAGCCACCAAGCAATCGAGATTTAGTACAAGTTCAAGGAGCGTTATGCAACTGATCGTTCGTAAAACTAAGTCGTTCATCTTGAACGGCCATGACACTCTCACCGTGAATCCGGGATCTGAGCCGCTTCAGGTCCCGGATTGGGTGCGGGAGACGGGCACGTTCAAGCTCGCAGAGCAAGACGGCAGTATCACAGAGGTCGGGCCGAAGCCGGAGCCGGGAATCTACATCCCCACGAAGGCCGAGGTTATCGCGGCGGGTTACACGCCGGAAGCGGCAGACAGGATCATCGCGGAGCAGCCGAAGCCGGAGCCGGGAATCTACATCCCCAGTAAGGCCGAGTTGATCGCGGCGGGCTACATGCCGGATGCTGCCGACAGTATCATTGCGTATCAGCACGAATTGAAAGACCGCTTGGCAGGCAAGCCTCCGGCCAGCAAGGTTCAGGATAACCCGCCCGTTCCTCCGGTCCCGCAGACGGTGGCAACGGGAGCAACAGAGAAGCCCGCAGGCGCAACGGATGACGAGTCCGAGGCGTCCGGCAAGGGTGGTTGGTCGGCCGCACGTCGGGCCGCGCAAGAAGCGAAGAAGGCTGGCGTGGCAGCGTAGTTCAACAACTCCATGTTTCCCGACTACAACGGTTGGTTAGCAACGACCTGGGGATTTGGCGATGAGGGATGCCTTATCGCCTTCTCCGGGGCCAGCAATATCGTCATCGGTACCAATCCGCCGTACTGCGTCGGGGACTTCGTCAGTTTCTACCCGAAGTTCGCCGGCGGGGCCAAGCCGACTCCCATCCCAGGCGCCGTACTCACAATGGGCAGCGCGGTGGTGGCGGCGACAACGGCGGGGCTAACAGCGGGGCAGGTACTCTGGGGACCTGGCGTGCCGTCGAAGGCCACCATCCTCTCGGTGGATTCGGATTCGCAGCTCACTATGTCAGCCGCGGCGACGGCGTCGGGGACGGTGACCATTACCGCGCTCGACATCTCGCAGTTCATTGTCCCTGTGCCAGTCATCAACGCCTTTATCGCAGTAGCGTCGGCATCGCTCTTTCAAGCGCGATGGCAAGAGATGTGGCAGATCGGAATTGGTTGGTACGTCGCGCATTTTTTGACACTTTGGCTGCGTTCCGATGGCGACGTGTACAACACGCCGGGGCAGGCGGCGCGCGCGGGGCTCACTCGCGGCATCCTGGTGTCGGCATCTGCCGGTCCGGCGAGCAAGAGCATCAAGACGGCCACGGAAGGCATGGAAGAATGGGGCCAGTGGCAGTTGACGGAATATGGCTGCCAATTTTTGACGTTCGCGAAGTCACTCGGCGGCCCCAGCCTGGTGTGGTAGGTGTTTCCAGATCTTGCGGTTTCCGATCTTGCGGATTGTGGTGTGATCAACGCCAAATCGCTCAGCCAAGGCAATAGCAGGAACCACGTTCCATAGCCGTCTGATGTCCAATACCTGCGATTCCGCCAACTTATGCAGATTGCACCTCTCGCCAGATGCGTAATTCGGTGGGCCGGAAAGCCAACGCCGCCCACGGTTGATCATATCCTGCATGTTTTGTTGTTGCGTTCCGGGGTAAAGATGGCGCGCGTTGTAACAGGGCGGATTGTCGCAGGAGTGAAGCACATACTTGTCGTTTGGAATTGGGCCGTTGGCGAGCACATACGCCGCATGATGACAATACATGCGAACGCCATCAGCGATCTCATTAGTTGCACGCAACTCGGAGGGGACGGACACTTGACCATATCCATATCCACATCGAGCATACGGCCACTCCATGCATTCATCCGAAGTGCCATGTGCCGCAATAGATTCCAGGAAGAATCTGTACCGTTTGCTTGGATGATGTTCCTGACGCCATTGCATGTAGCAGGTCGAGCTGCAAAAGCGAGCATTGATGCGACGGGGATCACAGTTAACGAATGGCGCTCCGCACTTGATACAATGAAGGCCAGAAAGCATCTTCGAGTCCTCCTGGAACTCAGGATGTTGGCCCCAGCGGTGTTTCCGCACTGCGGGGCCTTTTCTATTGTACCCCAGTCGGGTGCGATGTGTCCGTAACCGTTACCCGCAGCGGTCCAGGCATTGCGTGTCTAGCGAAGGCGCTGGAGCGGATCAAGCGCAGCGACGTGCTGGTTGGCATTCCAGCCAATAAAGCATCACGCAGCGGAAAAGGCAAAGGGAGCGCGATTAATTCAGCAGAACTCGCTTTTATCCATTCAAAAGGCTCGCCGCTCCAAGGCATCCCAGCGCGTCCATTCTTGGAGCCCAGTATCGAGGCGAATAAGCAGATCATCACGCCGCATCTGGAAGCGGCGGCGCGCGCAGTGATGGATCAAGATCCAGAACGGGCGGAACGAGAGTTGAAGTTGGCCGGCACTGTGGCAGCCAATTCGGCAAAGAAATGGTTCACCGATCCGCGCAATAACTGGGCACCGAACGCGCCATCAACGATCAGGCGGAAGGGGTCTTCCAAGCCGCTAATCGACACCGGTCAACTTCGACGCAGCATAGTCGCGGTGGTACGCGAGAACGGCAAGGAAACCGATGCCACTTGACCTCTCAGACGTAGCTCTCGATTCCGATCTCGGTGAATCCGTTGGCTCCAATAACGCAGGCTTAGCGATCATCAGAACCCGTGGGGCGTTCGGCGCCGGCGGTTGGATTCCGGACCCGCCGCAGACCATCCCAGCCTTCGGGACGCTGACTGTCGCGGGCGACAAAGCATTGCGGCAGTTCCCGGAGGGCGACAGGGTGGAAGGTTCGATCCTGTTCATTACGACGCAGCCTCTCCACGTGACCAGCGAAGCGGGAAGCGCGATCTCGGACAAGATCCTGTGGCATGGGGTGCTGTACAAGGTGCAGGCAGTCGGGACATGGTCCGACAACGGATTTTTCGCAGGTCTGCTCGTGCGAATGCCGGGGAATTGATGGGGCAAGTTAGCAGCACGCTCCGCCGCATCGAAGGCGGATTTGCCCACTGGTGTCCGGCGTGCGAAGAGATGCATCGCCTGCCGGACGGGTGGACGTTCGATGGAAATCTCGAAGCGCCAACGTTCACGCCGAGTTTCAAGCACGATGGTCTCCAGCGAGTGTTCGTCGATGGGCATTGGACTGGCGAGTGGAAGCGCGACGCGAGCGGGAATACAATCCCATTCTGCTGCCACTACATCCTGACGGCAGGCGTACTCAACTTTTGCGGCGACTGCACCCATGCACTCGCTGGCCAAGCGGTTCCATTACCTAAACTACCTGACGGCCTTACGGACGATGACTGACGATGCCAAGCACCACGTACACCTTCGCCAACGGACTCGCGTTCACGTCGTCGGCCAACAACCCGGAGAGCATGGCGAAGTTGTTCCAGGGCATCTTCATGGCAGTCTTCGGGTTTCAGCCGAATGATCAGGCGGGCTTCACCGCAGTGCGGGTGGATTGGCAACAGGAAGGCCAGCCAGTCGGCGGCATCAACACGGACACCTGCTATATCGGGTTCACGCCGGAGAACGATCCGTACAGCCAGGTACGGGATTCAGTGCTCTCTCCGAACGATGACGTGAGCGTGGGCAGCCAGATCGGATACACGCAGGTCTGGAAACTGCACGCCACGCTGTATGGTCCCCACTGCATGGCGCGTGCCGCGTTGCTCGTTTCGTGCATCGCCGGAGGGCCGGGGCTCGACTGGGTGCATGACGCACTGGCGGAGCAGAGCATCTACGCCATCGCGGAGTGGGACGTTCCGCAGTTCGTGCCGGAGAACAAGGATGGTCAGTGGTGGCGCCGGTCCGATGTGGAACTGAAATTCAACGAGCTGGTGACCGGGACATTAGTAGCGCCCACCGTGGCCGGCGTGGTAGTCGAACTCATAACCGACACCGGAGTGTCGCAAGAAATCACGATCCAGTAAAACGGATCAACCTAAAGGACAAGCAAAGCTATGCAGCCAGTAACGTCTCTTCCGTTATCGGACATTCTTAACGTGACCGTCGTGGTTTCTCCGGCGGCATCTCCGGGGCCGGCCTTCAATCAAGGCCTCATCGTCGGCTCCAGCGCGGTTATCCCATCCGTGGGTGCAAATAACCGTGTTCAGCAATTCACCTCGCTTACTGCGATGTCCACCGCCGGCTTCGCGCCCACCGCAGCGGAATATCTCGCGGCCGAACCGTACTTCGGGCAGAGTCCCGCGCCGTCATATTTGTGGATCGGGCGGCAGGACTTGACGGCGCTCGAATCCGTCACAATCGGCAGCGGCGGGACCAACTACGAACCAGGCGATATCCTCACCGTCGTCCAGTCCGGCGGGTCGTTCGGACAGGTCAAAGTGACGACCGTAAGCTCTGGCGGTGGCGTCGCGACGGGTGCTGCTATCATCCCTGGCTCCCAGGGAACCGGCTACGCCGTTGCCAACGGCCTGAATACCACCGGGGGGTCCGGCTCCGGCTGCACTGTGAACATCACAGCCGTGGGCGAAACGCCGCTGCAAGCGGTTACTGCTTGCCGCAACGCCAGCCCCATCTGGTACGCGTGTATGTTCGTTGGCACGGCATCTGTAGCCGGCATCGACGCCGACTTGGCAGCGATCTCTGCATTCATTGAGGGTGCATTGCCGCCTTCACTCCACCTCTTGACCACCGGGGAAGCCGCGGTGTTGAACGGGACGGTCGGGAACCTGCTGGCCACGCTTCAGGCCGCCAAGTACCGGCGCACGTTCTCGATGTACTCCACCACGCAGTCGGGAGCATTCCCGAACAACGTGTACGCCAGTGCGGCCCCGATGGGGTTGCTCATGGGTGCGAACACCGGCACACCGGGATCGTACTACCCGCTCATGTTCAAGCCCATCGCGGGAGTTGGCTACGAGCCACTGACGCAGACGCAAGTGACCGCCATCTGCGGAGCCGTGGATCGCTCCACAGTCGGGTTGAATGGGAACTGCTACCTCAACTACCAGAACGGCGCCTATGCATGGATTCAGATGGGCATCATGGCGGCCGGCGTCTTCGTGGACGAGGTTATCAACCTGGACGTGCTCGCGTCCAACATCCAAATCAACGGGGTCGCGCTGTTGACCAGCCTTCCCAGTATTCCGCTCTCGGATCTCGGCATGACGCAAATGAAGAACGTCTTCGCAACGGCGTGCCAGCAGTCGCAGAGCGTCGGCTTTGTGGCGCAGTCCGGCGTCTGGACCGGCCAGCAGATCGGTTCTGGAAACGCTGGGATCTATCCGGGGCAGGCGTTGCCGCAGGGGTTCGCCATCTACTCGAACCCGGTGAGCCAGATGTCCCAGGCGCAGCGGGCCGCGCGCATCCTTCCGCCAGTGACGGTGGCGGTCATTGAGGCGGGCACGGGCAATTCGTTGACTGTGACTGTCAACGTCCAGCGGTAGGCCAAGGATAAAAAGGAGAAACGAAATGCCGAACAACGTTCTTGGAACCTACAGCGGAAAAGACGTGAACCTTGCGATGAATGCCGCATTCGTCGGCCCGATTGTGGCCGCCGGAATCGCCGGCAATGGCCTGGCTCGCATCCAGGTCCGCATGACTGAAACGCGGTCGCACGTGGAAGTCGGGATGGACGGCTCGGTGATTCCGAGCGCCATCCCTGGCAACCAAGGGGAAGTCGAGATGCAGGTGTGGCAGACGAGCACACTGCACCAACAGCTGCTGGCATGGTACAACGCCTGCCAGGCGGCCATGGACGCTGGCGACGTGTCCCAGTGGTTCGGGTCGAGCATCCTGATCCTCAGCGTTACCGACGGATCATCGCACACCTGCACCGGTGTGGCACCGACGAAAGTGCCAGACAAGGCGTACGACAAACAGGCAGAGAAGATCACGTGGGTCCTCCTTGCCTGTAATATTCAGAATCAGTAGTTCGGGCCGCCGCATGGTCCGGTGATCGTGCGGCGGTGCTTTCTTGTAGTCGAGCTTAGTGAAAGGAAAGAAGTATGCCTCATCAGGACGCAGGTTGGCGCCTCTCGCTTCCGCAGTACCAGTGCCACAAGGTAGTAGGCGCGCTGCATATCCGCTCCATTGAATTAGCCAGAATCCCGCTCGGGGACGATGAAGTCGATGTGAGCGATTTGCGCGGCGCTATCATCATCCCGGCAGAGTCGGGATTCCCTCCATTCCGGGTCTCACCGGAATTTCTGCGCAAGCATCGGCCGCAAGTAGGCGGCCTGTTCGTTGTCTACGACGATGGCTGGAAGTCTTTCATCCCAGAGAAGGACTTCAAAAGAGACTACGATCCGCTTGTGACCACCAACGTGGTCAACTGCTCCGGCAGTGGCGGTTCGGGAGAAAGGATCTGACCATGGCCATCGAACGCTTCAAGGACATCACCATCAACGGGCGCGACTTCCAAGTCGGCCTGGTCACGGCTCACGTCGGCAATTGGATCGTGCTCCAACTGGCCGGCGGCAAAGCCTCCGACTTCGACACCTTCACCAAAATCCAAAACTTCCTCATGTCAGTCTGCTCGGCGTATGTCGAGAAGAATGGGGAGAGGTTCGCCCTCAAACTGTTCAGCGACGGGAAGTGGCTTGTGCCGGATCTCGAATACGATCTGGACACGGTGAACGCCATCTACACGGAGGCTCTGGCTTTCAACTTCGACCCTTTTTTCGAGAAGCTAACGAAAGAGCCGGCGCAGACTTCGGAGACGCAGACTTAGGCTATGAGCCGGTCGGGCTGCCGGACGACATCCCAGGTTACGTGTTTCGCCCAGTCATGGCGGGATTCTGGCGCCAGCATGAAACCTGGGATGGGACATACTCCTTCCACGATTTGATCCAAATGACTCGGGTGCTAAACGTGCGAGACGAGAATCAGCGGCGGGCGAATAAAGCGGCGGAAGAAGCGCGGAATCGGCAGTAAAGACAACCATCATGGAGAACGTGATCGAGTCCTACTTGGTGCGCCTGGGTTTCCAGTCGGATATCCCTTCGTTCAGCAAGTTCCAGCAGATGATGGAGGCTGCCGAGCGCAGTGTGACCCAGCATTCCAGCGGCATCGTCAAGCACATGCTGGGGATGCAGGGCGCTGTTATCGGTGCGTTCGTATCCGTCACCGGGGCCGTTGTCACCATGATGGACAAGGTGGCGATGGCAGATCAGGGCTATCGCCTCATGGGTGAACGGCTCCTGATGACGACAGAGCAGGCGCGCAAGATGAGCATGGTGACAAGTGCTCTAGGCGCCACCATGGCGGAGATCGTCTGGGACCCGGAATTATCCGCCCGCGCCCGCGTGATGGCAGCGGACATCGACCGGATGACGGCGGGCTTGGGGCCTGGGTTCGAGGGGAGCATGAAGGGCATCCGCGACATACGGATGGAGTTCTCGCGGTTGGAAGTGGGCATGAAGTTTCTGGGGATGGGATTCGTTTCGGATCTATTCACGAAGCTGTTTCCGAACAAGGACATGCTCGGAACCATCACCACCTGGGTTACGAAGTTCGAGGACAAGATCCCAGAGCTTGCGGATAAACTCTCCACCTATGCCGTGCCGATCCTGAAGGAGACGTGGACCATCTTCAAAGGTTTGGGCAAGGTCGTCAAAGAAGGGGCCATCGCGTTCCAGAACATCATTGGCGTATTCACCGGGGACCACGCCATCGAAGGGACGGCGCTCAACTTCGACACGATGGCGAAGTCTGTCGAGCACGTCGAGCACGCCATCGAGAAGATGCTCAACGGTTTCCTCAATGCGGAGAAAACGCTTGCCCATGCGTCGGTATCCATGTCGCTGCTCTTGCACGGGGATCTACATGGCGCCGGTGCGGAAATGCAGCAGGCGCTTCATGCTCCGCAGGTGGACGAGAACGGCAAACCGATCATCGATCCGGAGACAGGCGAGCAGAAAACCCAAAGCGGATGGGTAAGCGGCTTGGAGTTGGCCGGCTTCGGAGCGCTGGGGATAAACATGGCTGGCGGGGTGCTGAAGGCTGGCGGGCGGTTCCTGAAAGTGCCCCTTGCCGTCGCCAAATCCCCATTCAAGTTTGCAAAGTGGATTAAGGGATTGGGTGGTGAGGTTGCGGGAGCCGAAGGCACTGAAGTTGCCGCTGGTGCAGCGGCGGGGGCTGGCGAGGCAGTGGCGGGCGAGGCAGTGGCGGGCGGCGCAGTGGCAGCGGGCGCAGAGGCGGGCGGTACGGGCCTGCTGGGCTTCCTTGGGCCAGTTGGCTGGGCGGCAATAGCGGCAATTGGCACAAATTGGGCAGCCAGATCTATTTTCCCAAAGTTCAAGAAGTGGGAAGATGCCACGGCTTCGAAGGCGTGGCATGGTGTCTTTGGCGGCGGAACGGCAACCACCGAGAATGTTTCGAATGGACAGGCAGTGGGTGCGGATAGCGATCAAGGAAGCGTGCTAACATTGGATCGCTTTGCGGATGTTTACTTTGTTCCGTTTGTCAAGCTATTCGAGTATTTTGCAACTCAGTTTGATCAATTCTCATCGCGGTTTATGGTGACTCCGGAAACGCCATCAGGAATCGGCGCAGCGGCGCAGGTTCAGTTTGCCGCTAAAGCCCCAAAATATGCAGAAGGCGCTGAAATTACAGATTCCGGCATGGCGATGATTCACAAAGGTGAGATTATAATGCCGGGAGCGACTAATGCGCCGCCATCTGGTCTCGGCTCACTGGTGGATAAGATAGCTACGGTGATCGCGCAGGTGGAATCAGGGGGGGATCCAAATGCGGTCAGTTTCCGGCACAACAATCCAGGCAATTTAAGATCCTGGGGTGATCTTCCAGTGGTTGGTGGCTATGTCCAATTTCCTACTATGGAAGCTGGCATAGCGGCAGAGAAGCATCAGATCGAAAAGAATATTGGTCGCGGGCTCACATTAAAGGAGTTCTTCGCTGGGAAGAAAGGCATATATGGTGGATGGGCACCAACGAATGACAAAAACGATCCAGGTGCGTATGCTGCGACTGTAGGCAAGCGCATCGGCGTTGCGCCAGATGTACCACTGAATAAGTTAGTCATGCCAACAGTTCCGGTAAACGCGAATGCGTGGACGCCGAAGCCAGAACCGCGGATAACGCAGGTTCAGCATACCTCACACGTAAGCCTCGGTGGAATCTACATCACGCAACCAAACGCAGACGCGCAGCAAATCCAACGGGCGGTAGCGAAGGGCGTGCGTGAGGGACTGCAAAGCCAGACGCAATTCGATCTGATCAACTTGCAGCCAGCGTGGGGATAATGGCAGTCTACTGGCAGATATTCTATTCGGCTCAGGCGAAAGCAACGCTGGCTGGCGATTACGCCATGGTCCCAGGAAACTCCGGCCCGTGGCGGCCTCCGCAGTGGAGCGCCGGACAGGCATCATTCACGTTGCTGCCGATACAATCGGCCGGGTATCAGGGAACCGGGACACAACAAGCGTTCGTCTTCGACGGCACGCTGCGCGCGGAGCACGAGCAGCAGACCGTTGTGACACTGAACCCAGTGCAAACCGGGGCTGCCATCACAGACCATGCCTACGTGATGCCCGCTCGGTTGACTGTCGAGATCGCCATGAGCGATGCGATGCAGTCCTACACCATAGGGCAATGGAGTAGCGGGCCAACAAGGAGTATCTCGGCATACCAGACGCTCAAGGCGCTCCAACTGGCAAACACGCCGGTATCCCTTGCGACCAAACTGGCGTCTTACTCGTTGATGATGATCACGGATTGCCGGGCAGAGGAAACGAAGGACACCAAATACGCGCTCAAGGCCACGGTGACGTTCACCGAGATATTCACTGGAACTGTCCTTCAGGTGCAGCCAACACAGGCCATCGCGGCGTCGCTGCAAGATTCACAGACGGCTCAATCCCAAGGCCAGCCACTCTTGCCGGGGATCGATTCTTATGTGGTGGAGCCTGGCATTACAGCGCCAGTACCTTGGGCTGGCAACTTCAGCAGCATTCCGTACTACGGGGGCACGTTCCCAGGAATGGGAAGTCGTATTCCTTAAATGGCATTCATTGTCCCACTCACGGCAATTCCCAACACCAATCAACTGTTCACTGTGACTATCCAGATCAACGGTGGAGTTGTGACGCTAAGCCTGCGGCTTTGCTACAACGCCGTGGCGGGGTTCTGGACCATGGACATCGCCGATGCGTTAGGAAACCCGCTGGTAAGTTCCGTGCCGCTACTGACGGGGCAATGGCCGGCAGCAAACATCCTTGCGCCTTATGGGTATTTGGGGATTGGCGATGCTTTTGTGCTTGACTTGTCAGGGACGGGCGGCTGGCCGGACAATGCCAATCTTGGATCGCAATATCTCCTGCTTTGGGATTCCAACTCCAACTGAATGTCTACTTCGCCACAACCGTATCCGTACCCGTTCGGGCGACAATGGCAGATTTCCATCGCCACGCAGATATCGCCGCCCCCTGGATTTGTGGGTCCGGTCAGTCCGAATGCGGATCCTGCGGGGCCGACGTATATAGTCAACAGCGCAGGCGCCACACCATTGCGCGTGACGTTCAATATTGACACCCAAGCGGTGGTGACGGCGTATTGGCTGGCAGAGATTTGCATTTACAACCTCAGCACGTCCACGGTGACAGGGATTACCGCGGGAGCGGGGTCGCCAGACATTGCAAGCCTCTGGTCAATGAACAAGCCCATCGTGGCTGGGGATACGGTGAACGTAAGCGCCGGGTACGGTCCTTCGAGTGGATTGCTGTTCAATCCGAGTTCGAATTTGATCTACACGGGCAAGGTGTTCCAGCCAATATGGACTCGGGAAAATGTAACGGACTACAAACTCACACTGCGATGCGTTTCGCAATTGATGCAGGACGCACTGAACTCGGTGAATGTCCCGATGGACGCTGGCCATACGGACGCTTCGACGATCAAAACCGTTTGCGAGAAAGCGGGGATACAGATTGACCCGACCAGCGATCAATCTGCGCTGGACCTTCTGGCACAGAAGACATATCCACGCGGAGAAGCACTCAGCGGAAAGCCTTTGACAATTATCGATCAGATTATCAGGGGGAACAGGCTTACGTCCTGGCTCGGGCCGAATGGCCTGTGTGTGCGATTATTCGATCCAAATAATCCGATAAAGGTGCCCGACTTCGCCTATGGTCCACCGAACCTTCCAGGAGACTACGCGCCCGCCGGCGTGACGACGGGGAGCATCAAAAAAACCTTAATCGGGACTCCAGAGCAGACGCAGAATGGGATCAGGTTCCGTGTACTCCTTGACCCGACCATCAGTATAGGGGGCATCGTTCAACTTGCGCCGGGGGCGCTCCCGACGGCGTTCGCATACACGTATGAAAGCGACAGGCCAAACGTGCCGAACCAACCGGGCGTCTATGTCGTACAGGGCCTCCGGCATTATGGGGATTCGCGTGGCAGGCAGGACGACTGGTACACAGAGATCACGGGCGTGACCATGAACTTCTTCGCCAGTTACTTTAACCCAAGCCAGGCGGGCGGGAACCGATGACACCATCTAATCCTTTGAACCCAGGCATAAGCATCGAGCAGCGGGTAAACCCTTCGGTGGCTCGCGCCGATGCCATCATAGATAAGATTGCGCAGTCTTTGCGCGTGGCTTTGCCCGGCATTGTGCAGTCCTTCGATCCAGGTCCGCCAGCCACGGTGTCTGTTCTGGTAGCAACAGACGAATGGGTAACCGCTGGGCAGCAGTTTTGGCAAACGCAGCCAGGCTTCACCGGGCCAGCACCAAATCCCAACATACTCTCCATCAAGAGCGGGCCGGTGACGTTGCCACTCCTCCAGGACGTTCCGGTCGTCACGCTTGGCGGCGGGGGATGGACGCTCACATTCCCGATCCAGGTGGGCGACGAGTGCTTGGTGATTTTCACAGACACGCCGCTCGATGTTTGGCTACAAAATGGCGGGACGGGGAACGCTCCGATCAGCCAGCGGCGCCACAGCCTGTCCGACGCCGTGGCGATTGTCGGGTGGCGCTCGACGCCGCGGGGTCTGGCGAACTACTCGACCACGTCGGCGCAACTCCGCAACAACGACGGCAGCGTAGTCATCGACCTAACGACGGATCAGGCCACCATCACAGCGCCGAAGGTGGTAGTGAACACCACAGGGGATACAGACATCACAGCCGGCGGCGACGTGAACGTGCAGTCCAGCGGGAAGACAAGCGTGCAGGCGGCAGGGGATGTGGACATCAAGAGCACGGGCGGGAACGTGAACGTCACCAGCGACACCGGCGATGTAAGTGTTGCCTGCGCAACGGGGACCGCGAGTATTTCGGCAAAGAACATTAGCCTGAGCGGGACCACCCAACTCGATCTTGAAGGCGCATTGGTAAAAATTGCTCTGCGCACGTTCCTGCTCCATACCCATACTGGCGGAACGATACTGGGACTAACAGGGCCCGTGGTATAGGAATAATTTATGCGAGCCGCACTGATCTTACTCTTCGTCTCATCCGGCATGGCTTTCGGGCAGTCGCCTACCATCTCCTGCGTCGGCACGCCTGGCAATACGACGGGCGTGTACCAGCAGCAGTGCAACGCCAGCACCGGGGCAACCTACGTGTGTGGTGCCAGATCCGGCTGCACTGTCGCGTCGGATTGGGGGATGTCAACGGCGCTGGATTTCAATACGCAGGTCAAGAATAGGACATCTGGAGGCGTGACCTACACCGCTCCCGGCGCAGGGGCCGTGCCGCGAACAGTGCAGGGCCATCTTTCCGACACGCCGTACGTAGCCGCCGACTATGCCGGGTCCGACCTCGGGGCGAAGATCAACGCGGCTTATGCGGCGCTCCCCTCAACTGGAGGGCATATCGCCGTATCGAAAGGAACCTACTCGTTTTCTACCCCCATCGTCCTCGGCACGGCGATGAAGCCCGCGTACCTCGATTGCGACCCGGCGACCACGATCATGACGTACACCGGGACGGGCGCGGCGATCACCCTGGATTGGGGATGGCTGGACTCCAACGATCAACACGAGCACGGCGCGGGGATCATCGGCTGCTGGCTCAAGGGACCAGGAGGCACTTCGGTAGGTGTCGCCATGCAGGGACCGAACGGCGGAGTTATCCATCCGGTGCTCGACCGTATGAAGATCTGGGGTTTTGGTAAGGGCATCAACTTCTCGCTGGACGGCGGGGAGCCCAATACCTCTTTCTTTGCCACCATTCGAGACACCGGCATCGCGTACAACACCCTTGGCATCGAGATCAACACTTCGATAGAGGCGATTCACATCATCACCTCTGACTTCTACGCCAACTCACAGGACATCCACATGTTTGGAACACCGATGGATGTGTATGCCTTTGGGTGTTCCTTCGATGGTCTGGACGGCAGCCTCACAAACCCATTCATCGAGATCGACCAAGGATATTTCTTTGACTACGGAAGTCATTACGAAAACTCCGGCAAAAAGTCCGCACACTTCATCGAAAACAACGGCGGAATCTTTGTAAAAGTCGGAGTAAAACTTCGCCGCATATCCGTGTCGGGTGGAATAACATGCAGCGCTTAACCATCACCGGGACGATTGATGGCTACAACGCTGTCTTCGCGGTGAGTCCTGCCCCGACGTTCGTCAAGGTGTATCGCAACACGCTCTTGCAGGCGCCGAACCAGGACTACTCGCTTGGGACGGCCGGCGCGTCCAGCCTGCCAGTCGAGTTTATGCCAACGTCCATCCCGCAACCGGGCGACGCGCTCGTGGCTGTAGGTGAGGTCTAATGTCCGTTTACTTGGCGGTGTACGGCGCGATTAACGGGCAGAACACGGCATTCACGATGAGCGCATTGCCGGACCCGTCCTACTTGGAGCTTTACAAGAACGGGCAGTTGCAGCCGGGCGCGGATTATTCCTACATCCTGAACAGGATCAGTTGGCTGAATCCTTCCACGATTCCGAACGGTTCGGACTCGCTGATCGCGATCACCGATTGGGCAACACCGATCCCATCCAACCTGCCGGCCAATCCAAACCTTGGGACGGGTGGCGTCATCACCGTGCGCGCGCTAAGCGTGGACGGAGATCCGATGCGCGGCAATGGGCTGGCGAACTTCCTAGGGAACATTGATGCAGTGGGCCAGATCATCGCCACGCGGCTGAAGTTACTGGCGGGCGAAGTGTTCTGGAACGCGTCTGAAGGGACGCCGCTATTCCAAAGCCTGCTTGGGGTCTCCACCAACTCGCAAGCCGTGGCGCTGATCCTGCGCAACCGGATCTTGGGGACTCCGTACGTGACGGGGATCTCATCGCTGGTGGTCAAGTACGGACCAGCGGGCCGGACATTCGCGTTCTCAGCGGTGGTGCAGACGGCGTTCGGCGCGCTAACCGTGGGCAATGCGCCTTCCAGCCAGACGTTCGGCGGGGCCAACGGAACGTGGGGGACGGCGCAAGGAACATGGGGAGGCGTACAGCAATCATGAAACTCCGAATCATTCTGATATCGATCGTTCTCGCCGCGGCCGCCTGGGGACAGGCGTGCAAGGGGACGCCCGATCCGCGAACGTGGAGCGGAACATGGGCTGGCGGGACGACGTTCGCTTCATGCAACGTGGTGTTCTACGCGCCAAACTCTTCGGCCTACGTGAGTCTGCAAGGCGGGAACCTGGGCAACGAGCCCGACACGTCGCCTACTTGGTGGACGCTGCTCTACGGCTCGCCGGTGTTTTTACAAAGCACCACACCGCTTCAAGGATCTCAGATTGCGCTCGATTACAATTTTGCCTATGCGCTGAATGCGCAGCCAGCCTCCGTTCCGTACACCGGGGCCACGGGGAACGTTAACCTGGGGACGCACTCGCTGACGGCGCAGGCGCTGACGTTGGCACCTTCGTTTTTGATGTCCGTGGGTGCCGGCTCGACGGGAGGAAACTTCTTTTTGGGGAGCGGGGGACAGACCAACACGACCGGAACCTATAATGCAGGGGCTGGATTCGATGCGCTCTTTTCGAATACCACCGGAGAATATAATTCAGCGACCGGGAGTTATTCGCTATATTCGAACACGAGCGGAGCATCCAACACAGCATCCGGGGCACAGGCACTTTTCAATAATACGAGTGGTGGAGCTAATACCGGCCTTGGCCTGAATGCCCTTTTCTCTTCTACGACAGCCAACTTCAACACCAGCGTCGGGGGATACTCGCTCTATAACAACACCACGGGAGCATCCAATTCTGCTGTCGGCCATTTCTCGCTCTATAACAACACCACGTGCAGTTTCAACACGGGGATTGGGAGAAACGCGGGGCAGTTTCTTCGGGATGGTTCAACAATAAATCAAACACCAGCATCATCCGTGTATGTGGGCTATAACGTTGAGGCGTACGGCGCTGGAGACGCCAATGAAATAGTGATCGGAGCGAACGCAATCGGCCTCGGTAACAACACAGCACAGGTAGGTGATGCGTCCGTCACGACACTCGGCGTGGGCACGGTCTCATGGTCGCACGGGACCGGAGCCCCTGGCGGTACGTGTGTGAACGGAAGCATCTACACCGCGACGAACGGGACAACGACGGGACTACTTTGGGTCTGTGGGTCCAGCACATGGCAGTCAATTAAATAAAGCGAGGCCAATATGGCGTACCAGCCCCCTTCGATTGGATCAGACGGATTCAGCATACCCTCCTATCAGGCCATCCTCGCGTGGCTCGATCAGAACTACACTTCAATTTTCGGCGCCAGCGTTTACTTGGGGAGCGACAGCAGCGACCAGCAGGACATAGCGATCAGATCGCTCCAGGCAGCCAATACGAACCAAGCGCTCCAGGCGATCTACCTCAGCTTCAATCCACTGACCGCCATCGGTGCATCCTTGGACCTGATCGGCATGTTGATCGGAACACGCCGGGATGCAGCCACCAATTCGACTGTGGTTGTCACACTGACAGGGAATCCAGGAACGGTAATCACGAGCGGAGTGGTTAGCGACACAAACGGAAATTACTGGAACCTTGGATCGCCAGCCACCATCGGCGGCGGGGGGACAGTGAACGTCATCGCGACCGCGCAGAACGTCGGGGCAATCACGGTCAACATCGGGGCGGTGACCACCATCGTGACGCCGACGGCCGGTTGGACATCGGTTACGAACAGCGCAGCGGGCGTCCCTGGCGTTCCGGTGGAAGCCGACTCCCATTACCGGGCACGGCTCCTGATATCGCAGTCCCAGCCGTCCCTGGCGCTCAGAACAGGCACAGCATCGAAGGTGGCCGGCGTCTCGGGCGTGACGCGATCTATCGTCTACGAGAACCAGTACGGGAATACGACCAGTTACGGTGTCTGTAACACGGCGAACGTGGATAGCGCGAGCCCGCCGAACGATAACGTCATCATCCTGGAGACCGGGTATCCTTTCGATGCCACGATGGTTGGTAAAACCGCAGTCATCGGCGTAACGTCCTACACGATTGCCAGTTATGTTTCGCCAACCGAACTCATATTGACCACGCCGCCGGGGACGCAGACCGGCGTGCCCTTCTACATCGGGGACGGCATCGCGCTTGGTCCGAAGAACTCGATCACATGCGTGGTGGAAGGCGGCGCCGCGGTTGCCATTGCACTGGCCATCTACACGAATAAGTGCCCAGGCTGCTTGACGAATGGGACGACCAGCACCACGGTGACGGACACGAACAATCCAACCGTAGCGATGGTGATTTCCTTCGACGTGCTGGCCTACCTGCCCATTTACGTGTCGCTGAATGTCCATCCGCTCCAGGGCTTCACCAGCGCGACCCAGGCCGCCATCATCGCCAACATCGTGGCGTATCTGAACAGCCTAGGCATCGGGCATAGCGTGGTCTGGAGCGAGCTGTTCGGCGCGGCCGTAATGGCGAACCCGAATCCGGCCGCGCCGCTGTTCTCTATCCATGCGCTGACGTTGGGTGTGGCTCCGGGGCCTGCTGGCACGGCAGATGTGCCCGTTTCGTATAATGTGGCTTCGTCGGGGATCACCGCTGACGTAATAGTGGAGCTGGTATAAGCGATGCCTGATTTCTGTTTTACGCTGACGGCCAAACCGGAACTGGTGGAATCCAAGGACGGGAATACTGATTTTGTGGCGCTCACACTATTGGTGAATGACGAAGAGATCGAAACTTCGATTGTACTGGTGGACGATTTGCTATGAGCCCACAACCCGCAAACTACTACCTGTCCCTGCTGCCATCGCAATATCGCGGGGAGCCCGCGATGACGGCATGGCTCACAGCGAACTTGCAGCTCTACCAGGACGTGCTGGCGTGCGCCATTTCGTTTCCGCGAGCGTTCTCAATCACCGATGCAGTGGGTCCGCAGCTCGACGTGCTTGGCTCAATCATCGGCCAGCCGCGGCAAGTAGGATTTCAGCCGACGCCGGTTGGCTCGCCACCTGAAGCGGTGAGCCCGGTCCTGGACGATCCAACGTATCGGCTCTTGCTCCAGGCCACCATCTTGCAGAACCACTGGGACGGAACCATCCCAGGCGTTCTGGCTATCTGGAAGGCGCTGTTCCCTGGCGGGACAATGATCTTCACCGACAACCAGGATATGACGGTGTCGATCTACGTGGCTGGGGCGTTCACGTCGCAACTCGTGATCGACCTCGTAATTCACGGGCTTATGCTCCCGAGGCCAGAGGGCGTTAATTTCATCTTTACTTTTGCGGAACTCCCGATGCTTGGGTTCGACTCCGACTCTGCGTTTATCGCCGGTCTAGATCTCGGCAAGTTTGTCGCCAGGTAACAGGAAAAAATATGTCAACCAACTTTCTTCCGTTCAATATCGGATTGGCGAATGCCGAGTCGGATGCCACGTATTCGACCGATCCGCTTCGCACGGGTGGCGCTGTAACGGATGGCGTACTGCCCTCTCCGTTCACCAACAAGGCATGGTATCAGTGGTCGATTTTCGTTGCGGCCATGGCCCAATCTCTCGCCAACAAGGGATACGTCGTCTCTGACGCCGATTTCTCCAATCTGGTCGCGGTCCTGTCCAACATCAGGACGCTTGCCGACGTGTCCGGCGGCATCCAGACCGTCACGTACTCCTCGTCCGTCCTTTTTAACGCCGCCTCATACAACTCGTTCGATCTGACGCTGACGGGCAACGTCGCATCCTCGAACATCACTGGGCAGGCCGCCGGCCAAACGCTGTTGTTCATCATCGCGCAGGATGGGACCGGGGGCCGGACGTTCGCCTGGCCGTCGTCGCTCACCAATCCGGGGGCGATCTGCTCGCTGGCCAACAGCATCACCATCCAAATGTTCATCGTGCGGCCGAGCGGCGCCATTGTGCCAATCACACAGGCGCTCTGGATTAGCGGGTCCGGTTTGATTGTTCAGCTTCCAGCAGTGGTCTCTATTAGTTCCAGCGGAAACGTCGCCGGCACGGCACAGGAGATCGTCGAACTCGTGGACTCATCCGGCGGGGCAATCACGCGGACGCTTTTCTCTGCGGTTGGTCGGGCGGGATTCAAGGTCAACATCAAGAAAACCGATGCGAGCCAGAACGCCGTGACCATCGCTGGGTATTCCGGCCAAACCATTGATAGGCAGGCCAGCATCGCGGATTCTACGCAAGGCGCGTCGTACCAGATGGTCACCGACGGGGCCAATTGGTGGATTATCTAGGAGGAATTATGAGCTATCAACCGGCGACCAACATCCAACGGCAGCAGATTTTCACCGGCAGCGGCACGTTCACGCCGAGTGCAGCACTTCTCCTTAATGGGGGATGGGTCGATGTCACAGTCGTCGGCGGCGGCGGCGGCGCTAGCGTGAACACCGGGTCCGGTATCACCATGGGTGGTGGTGGTGGCGGCGGCTCCGTGGTCCGGCAATCGATCTCCATCTCAGGCCCCACTACGGTAACCGTTGGCCCCGGTGGTGCTGGTGGGGCAGCCCCAGGGCCAAGCGCGGGGTCAACCGGGGGGACATCCTCCTTCGGATCGATCTCGGCCACCGGCGGAAACGGCGGCACCAGCGGTGGTGGTGGCGGCAAATCTGGCGGTAGCACCTCAGCATCCGCTGGCGCAACCCCAGGGGGCGGAGGCGGCGCCGGTGGCGCAGCGCAGTTCAGCGGTGACGTGCTTGCAGCAGCCCTTGATCCAGACACGATATACCCCACCATGGCCAACGGCGGCCCTGGGCTTAATGGCTATGGCGGCGGCGGCGGCGGCGTTATCGCATCTCCAGACAACGTTGGTGTGGTGGTGTACGGACTCGGATCCAACGGCGGCGGGAGCGGCGGGAACTCATCTGGTGTCGTGAACGGCCAGGCCAATACCGGCGGCGGTGGCGGGGCTAGCGGGAACGATGCAGTGAACGGTGGGAATGGCGGCAGCGGCTACTGTGTGGTTTCGTGGGTAGAATGAGATATGCCGTTCAAAGCCATGCCGGGAATCTATGAGATTTCCTGCTCCGCAACCGGGAAGCTGTACATCGGTTCAGCGAAAAACATCAAGGAGCGGTGGAAGATCCACAAGCAGAGGCTACGAGCCGGAGACCACCACTGCGGCCATCTGCAAAATGCCTGGAACAAATACGGAGAAACCGCATTCACCTTTTCCATGCTTGAGATGGTTGCGGATGTGAAACAGCTTGTTCCGTATGAGCAGGCGTGCATAGATGAACTTTTAAGCACTGGCTTATTGTTCAATTCTGCGCATGTGGCTGGCAGTACGCTGGGCGTCAGGCCATCAGCGGAGACGCGCCGTAAAATGGCACTCATCCACAAAGGGAATAAATACAATCTTGGTCGCAAGGCATCCGAAGAGACACGCCGGATATTGAGCCTATCGCACATGGGGCGCGTTGGCCCATGGAAAGGCAAGAAGCGCTCCGAAGAATGGAAGCGCCAGATCAGCGAGAAGGCGAAGGCGCGCGTGTTCACCGAAGAGCATCGGCGCAAGATAAAGGAGGCGTTGGCTGGCCGCTACACTCACGGCGAGAACCATCATTGGTTTGGCCGCAAACATTCTCCAGAAACCTTGGCAAAGATGAGCGCTGCACGTACGGCATGGCACGCCCGTAAAAAGGCTGAGGCTGTCGCGGTGTGATCGACCCCAGTCGCCTCATCAGTGCGATCATGCCCGCGCGCGGGAGTCCGGCTATGGCCGCTGCTGCCCTGGAGTGCTGGCGGCGGCAGACGTGGCTGGACGTGGAGTTGGTGATTGTGGACGATTCGGACGCGCCAGCATTCCCGGAGTGGGCCAGGAAAGCCAAAGAAATGGCCGCCGCTGGCGCACAGGCTGGCTGTGGCGCGTCGGCGGGAATCCAGCCGCCGAACGGTGCCACCAGCCTCACCGAAGGCAGCGTACGGTATTTCTGCCTTCCAGATAAGATCACTATTGGGGAAAAGCGGAATCTGGCATGTGCTTTGGCGTACGGCGAGTTCTGCGCCCACTTCGACAGCGACGACCACTCCGCCCCAGGCCGCCTAGCCGATCAAATGGAGCACATGCGCTCCGGCGTGTCCGTAGTGGGCTACCATTCAATGCTCTGGACGGACGGAGTGGGTTGGTGGCGGTACGATGGCCCGCTGTTCGACGGCGCCTACGGGGCTCTTGGAACATCGTTCCTGTACCGCAAATCCTGGTGGGAGACGCATCACTTCCCACGCGGGCCGGTCAATCGAGTGGACGCGGAGGATAACCCGTTCGTGCAGGCCGCGATGAATGCTGGCGTATTCGTTGGGGTGCCGGCGCGGGAGATGATGGTGGCGCGGATACACCCGGACAATACCAGCCCAAAGTCAACGGGCGGAATGCGATGGCATCCGGTTCAAGATGCTTCCACATTGCAGCGATATCGGGCTATGCTAGGAGAATTATGAACATCCTCGTTACCGGCGGAAACGGATTCATCGGGCGCCACGTTTGATGCTCTCGTCTACAATGGTTCACTCGGGCTTCATGGTACTCTCCTGCTATGTGGTTCACTCGGGCCTTTTGGTGCTCTCTAAGCAAATGGTTCACTTCGTCTCTCTTGGTGCTCTCATCATCACTGGTTCACTCGCCCCACTTGGTGCGCTCCGTGTGCATGGTTCACTTGGACTGCCTGGTGCTCTCATCATCACTGGTTCACTCCTGATGCCTGGTACTCTCAGCACCCCTGGTTCACTCGCCGGTTTTGGTACTCTCATCCACGATGGTTCACTCGCCGCTTTTGGTACTCTCAAGATAACTGGTTCACTCCTGATGTCTGGTACTCTCTGAATCCCTGGTTCACTCTCCGCCGTTGGTGCTCTCCGGGCTTATGGTTCACTCGCTCTTCATGGTACTCTCGAATCCAATGGTTTATTTCATCGGCCAGTTTGGCGGGGCCAGCAGGTCCATGTGGCCCATGTGCTCAATGACGTAAGGCAGTGCAGGCGGTTGGCCGGTCTCGGACTCCCAAGCCACCCATTGCCAATGAGCCAAGAACAGCTTGACCGTCCAGCGTTTCGCCCGTGCGTGGATATGGGCCGGGGGCAGGAAGCCTTTGGAGTAGTAGGAATACGCATCGGTGTCCTTGCCAATTTTGTACTTGTCGAGCTTGGCCGCCGCCTGGTCCGCGAGCGCGCCAGATTCGTTGCGCTTTTGTTCGTAGTCCTTGCGAATGAGGTAGAGT